CACTGGGTGCGTCTCTTACCTGAGAAAGGTATTACTTTAACTACTCGGCTAAGCCTTTCGTTGCGAGTCTATCTAGGTGACTCCATAACCTGTATTGCTTGTTGTTGGGTTCAGTATAGCGTGGGCTGAAACATTGTCAACAACTAATTTAAACTATTTTACAGTGTGTCGTTATTATATAACTATGTCGTTACCTGATAACACTGCCTTCTATCATGCGCGTACGTGCGAGTAACACAGGCTCAGCAGTATGTCAACACCTGAATTATGCACCCGTATGGTGCGACTGATACCTCCCTAGTCTACAGCCCAGTACCTGCGCGGCCTAGAGAGAATGCCAGCGATTAACGCCTTACCTATGTCATCATATAGGGTGCTGGTGTAATGGCTTAGGCGGCACTGTAGGTGGGTTGTCGCAACTATACAGTTAAACTATATTGATAAGCATAAGCATAACTGAGACGTATGACGATAGTACTGTACAGATTGTTGAGTCTATGTTAAGGGGAGCTATGTAATCCCTATACAGTACCTATATAGGAACACACACTTACTGTCTAGCTTTACAGATGACTCCTTAACCCTGCTCAGTCACTGCTACTGCTGGTATTATGTAGCACTATGTAGTCTGCATTGTTGCTTGACCTTTGGAGTTATATAGTGTTGTGAAGTCGGGGGCGGGGGGGCTGGAGTTCGTTGGAGTTCTAAAGTAGTACCCGCCTAGATACAGCAGAAGCTGAATAGAAAAACCCCCTTAATTACAAGGAAGATTAGGCAGGTTATGCAGTACACTAGAGAATAGGGTAGGTCTATGATAACTAAGGAGAAATAGCGCCACTGCGGAGACTATTTAACCCTCTCAGAATCCGCCTCAGAGCCTTTAACAAGGGACACGGAGACTATGTAGCATTGGACAGCTAGACTTAACAGAACTAATTAGTCCTTAGAGGTAAATAGTTCTTGACTTCTTAGTTCAAACGTGCTATAATAGCTCTATAGTGTAAAGAGTTACTTAGAATCCCTGATAGGTATAATGATTATTATCTCTTATCAATAACCTCTTAGGTTAAATAGCTCTTAAGTTCTCTAGAGTCCTTTTTAGTTCTCTAGAGTGCAGAGCGCTGAAGACTACAGAGTCTCTTTAACCCTTATAGGATTGGTTATGGCTGTTAAGAATACAGGAGCGCCTTCTAATGCTAAGAAGAAAGCGTTATCTAAAGGAAACAGAGGAGCTGTTGGTAGACCTAAAGGGGATGCCGCAGTAATTAACGAGTACAAGACAAGAATGTTAGCGTCACCTAAGTCTAGGAAGGTGTTAGACAGTATAATGGACGCGGCATTGAACGATGATCATAAACATCAGGCAGTAGCTTGGAAGATTGTTGCAGATAGAATACTACCTATAGCCGCATTTGAGAAAGGTGTTAGAGATTCTGGTGGTAAGAGCGCTATACAGATTAACATTACAGGTATGACTGGTGTTACCACTGTGTTAAGCGGTGATGAGGACAACATAGACGATGGAGATTACGAAGAGGTAGAATAGTGAGTATCTGTACGGCTTAGTTGCCCCTCTTCAACTGAGCTGTTCGTGATAGGGCTGGGTATCCCTTCAACTGCCCCTTTACTAATTATCGAAGAGGCTTTTATGAAACACTTTAAGGTAGAAGAGTTCGATTGTACACATACAGGTAGGAATGAAATGGATAAGGATTTCCTAGCTAAGGTAGATTTGTTACGTTCAGCTTGTGAGTTCCCTTTCAGGATTACTTCAGGCTATAGGGACGCAACACACCCTAATGAATGTAACAAGCCAAACGGTGGTGGTACACATACTAAAGGTATTGCCGCAGATGTTTATGTCTCAGGCGGTATACAACGAAGAAGAATTATAGAAGAGGCTTTACGACTAGGCTTCACAGGTATCGGAGTAGCTAAGAGCTTCGTCCACGTAGACACAAGAAACACTGTACCTGTTATCTGGGTATACTGAGGGGTATTTTTTGGCTGATCTAAATGTCAGTCTCTTTCCGTGGCAACAAACGGTTATGGAGTCGGAGGCACGTTTTAAAGTAGTAGCCGCTGGTCGTCGTACTGGTAAGTCTAGGTACGCTGGTTGGGAGCTTATCATTAATGGCTTATCTTCCAAGAAAGGTCAGGTGTTCTACATAGCTCCTACACAGCAACAAGCAAGAGACATCATGTGGGATATGTTACTAGAGCTTGGTAACGAAGTTATACAGAAAGCCCACATAAACAACCTACAGCTCACCTTAATCAATGGTGCTAAGATTACATTGAAGGGTGCTGATAGACCTGAGACAATGCGAGGTGTCTCTCTGAAGTACTTGGTAATGGATGAGTACGCAGATATGAAGTCTTCAGTGTGGGAGCAGATACTACGCCCAGCACTAGCAGACAACAAAGGACATGCGTTGTTTATCGGTACACCGCTTGGACGCAATCAGTTTTATGACTTGTATCAGTTTGCGGGTGCTAACTCAGAAGAGAGTAAGAACTGGGAAGCGTGGCACTACACAAGTTATGACAATCCTTTAATGGATAAAGAAGAGATTGAGGAAGCTAAGAATGCAATGTCAGCCTTTAGCTTCCGCCAAGAATTTATGGCAAGCTTTGAAGCGCAAGGTAGCGACTTGTTTAAAGAAGAGTTTGTTAAGTTTAATAAAGAGGAACCCGCTATTGGTTCTTTCTATATCGCTGTTGACTTGGCTGGTTTTTCTGAAGCTGGAAAGGTGCAGACTAAGAATCATCGCTTGGACTCTACAGCTATCAGTGTGGTTAAAGCAAGTGAGAATGGTTGGTGGGTTGCAGAGATTATCCACGGTAGGTGGGGAGTTAAAGAGACAGCTAGAAAGATATTCCAAGCTAATGAGAAGTATAGACCAGTAGCTTTAGGCATTGAGAAAGGCGCTCTGAAGAACGCAGTAGCTCCTTACCTTAACGACCTTATGAAACAACACCAGAGGTTCTTCCGTATTGAGGAACTGACACACGGTAACAAGAGAAAGGTAGATAGAATAGTATGGGCTTTGCAAGGTAGGTTTGAGCATGGAACTATAGAGCTTAACGTAGGAGAGTGGAACGCCCCCTTCTTAGATGAGTTGTTTCAGTTTCCTAACACTATGGTACACGATGACTTGATAGACTCCTTAGCTTATATAGACCAGTTAGCTACAATAGCATACGCAATAGACTACGAAGAAGAAGATTATCAACCAATGGACACACTCACAGGATACTAAGAATGATAGATAACGACGAAGGTTTGGGTACATTTGAGACTCTTGAAGGTTGGGTAATGACTAAGTGTGACGCATGGCGTGACCATTACACTGCTAACTATCAAGAGAAGCATGACGAATACTACCGCCTATGGCGTGGTGTGTGGGCAGAAGAGGACAAGACAAGAGGCTCAGAGCGATCTAAGATTATTGCACCTGCTCTACAACAAGCAGTTGAATCTTCTGTAGCTGAAGTAGAAGAAGCTACCTTTGGTCGTGGGCTTTGGTTTGATATTAAAGACGATGCCGCTGATGAAGACAGTACAGATATTGTCAACCTTCGTGAAATGCTTCGTGTGTCTTTTGTTAAGAATAAAATACGTAAAGGCATTGCAGAGTCTATGCTTAACGCGGCTATCTTCGGTACAGGTATCGGTGAAGTTGTGATGGATACTGTTAAGGATATGAAACCAGCGACACAGCCTGTAATGGGTGGTGATATGACTGCTGTAGGCGTAGAGATTGTGGATAGGACTTGTGTTAAGTTCCTGCCTGTTATGCCTCAGAACTTCCTTATAGACCCCTTAGCTCGTTCTATTGAAGAAGCTTTAGGCTGTGCTGTAGATCGTTTTGTACCTATGCACACTATTGACCAAGGTATTGAAGACGGTATCTATCGTGACGTAGAAGTTGGTGAAGCCTCTTCTGACTTTAACATAGAAGCTGATAAAGACTTAGGCGCTGTCTATCAAGATGATAAGGTACGCCTGACTAAGTACTTCGGACTTGTACCACGTAGGCTGTTAGAGGCGGCTATGTCTGAAGAAGAAGCGGAAGAGATTACAGACTTAGGTGCTGACACGGCTGAAGACGATCACAGCGAGCTAGTAGAAGCTGTCGTTATCATTGCTAACAACGGTATTCTTTTAAAAGCTGAACCATCTCCTTACATGATGGCTGATCGCCCAGTAGTCTCATTCGCATGGGATAGCGTCCCTAGCCGTTTCTGGGGCAGAGGGGTATGTGAGAAAGGGTACAACAGTCAGAAGGCGTTAGACGCAGAACTACGCGCTAGAATCGACGCTCTCGCACTGACCATCCACCCTATGATGGCTATGGATGCTTCACGTATGCCTAGAGGGTCTAAGCCTGAGATAAGACCAGGAAAAATCATAATGACCAACGGCAACCCTGCCGAGGTTCTACAACCCTTTAACTTTGGTAACGTATCTCAAGTTACCTTTGCACAAGCAGATGCCTTACAACGCATGGTACAGTCTTCTACAGGCGCAGTAGATAGTGCTGGTGTATCAGGCTCTATTAACGGAGAAGCTACAGCGGCAGGTATGTCTATGTCTCTAGGCGCTCTTATTAAGAGGCACAAGCGAACACTTATTAACTTCCAAGAGTCTTTCCTTATACCTTTCATACAGAAGGCCGCTTGGCGTTACATGCAGTTTGAACCAGAGATATATCCTGTAGGCGACTACGACTTTGTAGCTTCTAGTTCTTTAGGCGTTGTTGCTAGAGAGTATGAAGTAAGCCAGTTAGTTCAGTTGTTGCAAACTATGAGTCCAGAGTCTCCACAGTACAACATGATTATCAGCTCTATCATTGACAACATGAGCCTGTCTAACCGTGAAGAGTTAATGGCACAGTTAGAAGCAATGTCTACACCTGACCCAGAAACCCAACAGGCGCAACAGCAAGCTCAGCAAGCCGCACAGCAAGCAGAGATGGAGTTCAAGGCTAGTCAGACTGCCGCCCTTACTGCACAGGCTACTTACGACAACGCTAGAGCAGAGAAGGCCACAGCTGAAGCAGGGATGGTTCCGATTGAAGCTGAGACTAACCGTATGAGAGCTATGACTAGTGATCTTAACGAAGGTAGAGAAGATGCCGCAGAGTTCGATAGAAGATTAAAGCTCGGTAAACTTAAGCTAGACGCGGGTAAACTCAAGTTAAACGAAAGGGCCGTAGCCGCTAACGAAGGACACAAGTTACAGCCAAAGGGCACACCTAAACCACCACAAGCTCCACAACTACCACCAAGAGGAATGATGTAATGATTTCAAGCAGAGACTTACAAGCAGTAGTAGACCAGATTAACGGACGTTTTGACGCACTTAACAAGGACATCGCTGAGCTACAAAAGAAAGTCAAGGAGCTAGAGGCACCAGCGCCAAAAGCTAAGAAGTAACTTACAACCATTAGGAGATGAAACTATGCCAAAAGGTACTGGAACATACGGAACTAAAGTAGGACGACCACCTGCAAAAAAGAAACCTGTCAAAAAGAAGAAGGTGAAGAAGTAAAATGACTAAACCAGCTAAAGGCAAAGCAAAGGTAAAAACCACAGCCAGCGGTAAAAAGGTAAGCTACGGTCAAGCAGGGAAAGCTAAAGACGGAAGCTCAAGGGTGCAAGCTGGAACCGCCAAGGGAGATTCATACTGCGCTAGGAGTCAAGGGATTAAAAAGGGGTTACCTAAAGCTAAACAGAATGACCCTAACACCCCCAACAACCTATCACGTAAGCGTTGGAAATGTTCTGGAGCTAAGTCTAAAAAGAAATAAACGGAGGTAGTATCTGTATGAAGAAGACGAGTGACGCAGGTAAAGGTGGCGACCGACGCAACGAAGATAAGAAGAGAATTGATAAGAACTGGGACGCTATTAAGTGGCCTGACTACAGTAAAGAAAAGAAAGCAAAATAGTTCTTGACTTATAAAGAGAACTGTGTTATACTGTACAGACATTAACGATTACTAAGAGGGTAATAGTATGAAAGATATACAACTAGAGAAATACTTTAACGACGTATACGAGCTTGTAGCTACCGAAGGTTGGAAGACCTTAGTATCTGACATCAAATCTGACGCAGTTAACATAAACTCTGTAGAGCTTACTAAAGATAGCGACGATCTCCTGTTCCGTAAAGGACAACTGAACGTCATGGCTCACATTATTAACTTTGAAACTTCAATAAGAACAGCTCACGACAACGCCCTAGCTGATGAAGCTGAGGAAAAGACGGAAGAGTAATGGCTTTATTATTTGACTTTCAATGTCCTGACGGCCATGTTCACGAGCGCATGGCTGACTCAGACACTGTAGAATTAAACTGTCTTACTTGTGACAAGACAGCTAAGAAGATTCTATCTCCTGTGAAGGTAGGTTTAGACCCCATTAACGGTACGTCATGGAAGGCGACTAGGAAGTGGACTAAGCAACGTGAACAGAAGATAGCACTAGAGCGGAAAGGTAACTCTTAACAGACCCTCTCCTTACATTTTACTCCATAATGGCTTAGTCCACGGAGCTTTAATAATGGCACAGATACACGACGAGCGCGACGAAGTAGTAAACGAAGACGAAGAAATTGCAAGTATCGACACACTAGGAGCTAAGGCAGAACCAGAGCCAGAGCCAACCCTAGTTGAAGCAGATGATACGCCTGAGAAGTACAAAGGCAAGACCGCTGTAGACCTGATTAGGATGCACCAAGAAGCTGAGAAGCAGATGGGTCGCCAAAGTCAAGAAGTAGGCACTCTTCGTAAAGAGTTTGATACATACGTTCAAGCACAACTTGTCACCAACACAGCAACAACAGAGCCAGAAGAAGAAGTAGATTTCTTTACTGACCCCGAAGCCGCTGTTAACAGAGCTATTGCAAACCATCCAGAAATAGTTAACGCACGTAAGGTAACACAGGAAGGCACTAAGGCGCAGGCACTAAGCGCATTGAAGGCCGCACACAAAGACATGGACACCATCTTAGCAGATAAAGCTTTTGGTGAGTGGGTCATGGAAAGTCCTATACGTCAGAAACTATACGCACAAGCTGATCAGAGTTTTGATTACGACTCAGCTAATGAGTTATTCAGTAACTGGAAAGAACGTAAGAGTGCTGTTCAACAAACTAATAAAGCGGAGAGACAGGCTAGAAAGAGTAAGCTTAAGAGCGCATCTACAGGGACTGCACAAGGTTCCAGTGAGAAAGCTTCTAAGCAAATCTACCGACGATCTGACATTATTAAACTTATGCAGACCGACCCTGACAGATATCAAAGTATCTCTGGTGAGATTATGAAAGCATATCAAGAAGGTCGAGTACGCTAACCCAAACTAAACCTTTAAGGAAATTATCATGGCAACTTCAGTATACCCAGCACAAGGCGGAACAGTAGATAACACTTCAGCCGCTTCATTCATCCCAGAAATTTGGAGCGACGAAGTTGTAGCCGCTTACAAATCTAACTTGGTACTAGCTCCTCTCGTCAAGAAAATGTCTATGTCAGGCAAAAAAGGCGATACCATTCACATCCCTAAGCCTACTCGCGGTTCAGCTAACGCTAAAGTAGCTAACACTGCTGTTACTATTCAGAACAATGTTGAGTCTGAAATAATCGTAAGCATTAACAAGCACTTCGAATTCTCTCGTATGATCGAAGATATCACTAACGTACAAGCCCACGCTACTCTACGTGCTTTCTACACTGGCGATGCTGGTTATGGCCTTGCAAAGCAGATCGACTCTGACTTGTTTGATCTGTCTAAGTCTTTCGGTGACGGAAACGGTTCTGCTTACGCTACTTCTGCGGCCCAGTATGTAGACGCAACTACTGGACTTACTGAGTATGAAGTAGACACTGTAGCAGAAGCTGACGTATTTACTGATGCTGGCTTCCGAGCGGCTATTCAGCTTCTAGACGATCAAGATGTACCTATGGACGGACGTAGCTTTGTAGTACCTCCTGTTCTTCGTAACACTCTTATGGGTATTGACCGTTACGTGTCTAGCGACTTCGTAGCTGGTGGTGTTGTAGCTAACGGTAAGATCGGTAACCTTTACGGTACTGACTTATACATCTCTACTAACTGCCCTACTCTAGAAACTGCCGCAGAAAATAGTGCTGGTGGTGCTGTTCGCGGAGCGCTTATGTTCCACAAAGAAGCTATGATTCTAGCTGAGCAAGCGGCTGTACGTAGCCAGACCCAGTACAAGCAAGAGTTTCTAGGAACCTTGTACACTGCTGATACGATCTACGGCACCAAGGTTATCCGTCCAGAGAGTGGATTGTTGATCGCTGTAAACGGCTAGGTAACACTGTAGTAAACTGGGGATTCTTCGGAGTCCCCTTTCTTTTCTCTTTCTTTCGTGGTGACTATTAATGGCTATATTTAGAGGTACAGGTGGAGCAGGTAGCAGTGATTCAGACGCTACCCTTACTGCTGTAACAGCTCAAGCTCAGATAGCTACGACGAAAGCAAGCGAGGCAAACGCATATGCAATCTCTGCAAAGGCTTCTCTAGATAGTTTTGATGAGTTGTACGCAGGTGTAACACCTCTAACAGCTGAGCAGTCAGCAGTGCTTGGTCACTTTACATACGACGATAACTCTCGTAAGATTAAAGCAGACCGAGCAATTGAAACTACGCTAAACTCCTTATACTTAGGAGAACAGCACAAAATGAGTTCAGGTGCGGAGAATATATTTTTCTCTAACCAGAGTAGCAACATTGACTTCTTCCCTATGTGGGGAGGTATGCGAGATCAGAGCAACCCTGCTAACCAAGGAGCCTCTGGAGTAATCTCACCAAGCGGTCGAATTTACGACGATATGACTACTATTCAGCTAAGAGGTACTCCAGTAGCAGGTACCGCTGTAGCGTATAACTCAGGAAACACGTTCGTTAATAACACCGCTGGCCTTGGTATTAAAACTAGACTAGCTGAGACTATCGACCCAACAGTTACTAAGTTGGAGTACAGACTGACAGTTGGGACGCTTCGCGTTTACGTACAAGAGTTAATCCTAGACTCCACTATGCACGATGGAGAAGATATTCAGTGGTGGTTTGACCATCCGGTTGAGATATTCTCTGGGACTACTATTGTCGCGGCTATACATAAGCTAGGCATTAATGACGATGTAGACCACGGTTACTTGCAAGTCCAAGCGGGAGATGACGGTACAGGTGTCTACTGGGCTGAGTTATATAACAGAGTATACCGAGATGAAGACCTAGAACTCATTAGCCCCTACTTAAAGTATCAAGCTATGGACTTCTCTTTAGACTCTTCAGGTACAACTATTGTATTTACTAATCAAAGCACCGGAGAAGTTTTACAGCCACACCCTGTTAACTTCTTAAAAGCTATTAATAACTCTGGGAATATACAGGTTAAAGTTAAAGACGGAGCTAAAATACTTATAGAAGGTTTGCCTGTATCTGGAAGCTACATAAGTAATACTCTAGTTAACTCAGATACAGACTTAGCAGTCAACCAGCTTAATGCTTTATTCACGCAATCAGGAGGAGCAACCGGACAAGTACCTGTTATTACATCTTCGTCGGCTGTGACTATGCAACAAGGTGACACACTCAACTACGAACTAACAGCCACTAACGGTGTTGCTTATGAGTGGTCTAACTTACCCCAAGGTATTACAACCGTTGAAGGCCACATTAGGAAGCTAATAGGCGGTTCAGGCTTAGCTCAAGGGACATACACCATCACAGCTAAGGCTATTAACTACTACGGTGTGGACACTGAAACCCTGACGCTTACTGTAACTGCACCTGCTTTCTCTAGCACTAAGTCGGTAGACTTTCAACAAACTGATTATATGGGAGCTAACGCAAATCTTTTAGATAGCGTATTAGGTCGGGTAGGTAACGGCTCTGGCTCTTCAGAAGCGTGGTCGATAAGCTTATGGTTTAAAGGCGGCACTGCTTCTAGTGGTCAAACTGTATTTTACTTCGGTTCAAACGACACTGCAAATGGCGGCTATATTGAACTTAGATATATAGGTAGTACTGATAAGTTTAGATTAAGATACGGCAGTACTAATAACCAAATACAGCAAACAACACCCTCGAACTCTGTACCTGCTAACACATGGAAGCATATTGTTGTGACCTACGATGGTGGTACAACAGGTGTTTCTTCTGGGTCATTGAGTAATTACTATTCAAGATTTAAGATTTATATAGACGGTACATTGCAGACAACCAGCAACTCCCATGTTAACTATGGCTGGAGTAGTGGCCTAACAGGTGTCAACCTTAGAGTTGGTAAACTTGTTAGCGGTAACACTATGCTAGGCTGTCGTATCCATAACCTAGCTGTCTGGGATAGTGACCAATCTGGAAATGTTTCTGATATCTATAATAACGGTGCCTCGCATAACCTAGAGGAACTAACAACCTCTCCTTCTCATTGGTGGAGAATGGGCGATGGAGATACTTACCCAACTATACAGGACAACGTAGGTACTGCTCATTTTGTTATGTACAACATGACTGCGGCTAACATTGTATCAGACGCACCTTAACAGCACAGCCACGCTAATCCTCCTTTCCTCATACAAGAGAGATAATATAATATGACACAGATTACCACTAAGAACAGTTCTACAGGTGCCTCAGTCCCAGCTACAGGCGACCTAGTAAAAGGCGAGTTAGCTGTAAACGTAGCTGACAAGAAGCTATACACCAAAGACGCAGGTGGCGCTATTGTCGAGTTAGGTACCAACCCTACGACTATAGACATCGATGCAGGTACTATTGACGGTACTACCATTGGCGCTACTACACCTTCTACTGGTGTGTTCACTAACGTCACTGGTACATTGCTTACAGCGGCACAGCCTAACATCACTAGCTTAGGTACTATCACCTCACTGGTCGCTACTACAGCAGACATCAACGGTGGTACTATAGACGGCACAGTCATTGGCGGCACGACTACAGCGGCTATCTCTGGTACTACTGGTACGTTCTCCTCAGGCATAGAAGTTACTGGCGATCTAAAGCTGGGCGATAACGACAAGGCTACGTTTGGTGCTAGTGATGACCTACAGATTTATCATGATGGGTCTAATGGTATTATTAATAATGCAGGCTCAGGTTCATTAATTATTCAAGATACTGATGGAACAGGTGACATCTATATAAGACCTAAAAGCGGTCAAACAGCTATTGCGGCATATAACGACAATACCGTCGAAATAGCGCACTCAGGAAACGTAAAACTATACACCACCTCCACAGGCATAGGCGTTACTGGTATTGTTCAATCAACTGGCTACCTTGCAGTTGAAGGTACAACAGGCAATACAGGTGCGGCAGGTGACAGATGGATTGGTGGTGACGGCACAGCAGGTACTTGGTTCTACAATGTGCCAACAGGGTCTAATCACTATTTTGCTGTAAACAATGCAAACAAGTTAACTGTTAACTCCGCAGGCATAGACGTAGCAGGCACAGCCACGGTCGATGGGTTGACTGTTCAATCTACCTCTGCATCAGCAACCGTTGCCACGTTTAAAGGAAGTAGTGGTTTTGGTATTGAACTATCCGCAGGTGCTGTCGCTCCCTATATCCAAACGGTAGGTGTAGGAAGCGGCGAAGAGTTAGCTATTACGTCAGGAGGTAACAAGGTAGCACTGTTTCAAGATGGCGGAGACATCTCGTTCTACGAGGACACAGGCACAACGCCTAAGTTGTTCTGGGATGCGTCTGCGGAGAAGTTAAACCTAAGTGGCACAGGTGGTCTAGACGTAGCTGGCACAGCCACGATGGACGGGTTGACTGTTGCTGGCTCGTTAGGTAGCTTTGCAGTAGACACTCAAGGTGTAGTTGCTACTTTCTCTAGACCTTCTGCCAATTATATCAAAGCGTCTCATGCATCAGGCTCTTTACGGTTACAAACAGGGGGTTCTTATAATAGATTAGTAGTAGCCAACAACGGAGACATCAGCTTCTACGAGGACACAGGTACAACTGCTAAGTTCTTATGGGATGCGTCTGCGGAGTCTTTGGGAATCGGTACTAATTCGCCTCAAGCTACTTTAGACATCAGCAGTGGTGCAGGTAGTGATACTTTCCCCATCTTAAAGTTAGGCCCAAACTCTTCATTCGGCCATACGTTTTATGATTCATCATCTACTGGTGATTTAATCGTTAAACGAATGATTAGCGGTACTGAAACTGAAACCATTAGACTAGCCAGAGCATCAGGCAACGTGGGTATTGGTACGGATTCGCCAGCTACAAAGTTAGCTGTTTCTGGTGGTTACATTAGCCAAACTGATGGTACAAGA